GATTGATTCAGGTCGCCAATTATATTGATGATTATACTTTAAACATAGTTTGATGTGCTACGCATCAAATAAATATAAAATATTTCTAGAGAAATAAAAAATGGCAAAATTAAAAGACGGCTCGCGGATTTACGGTAATGTCACTATTGACGCTGGCGCATCAGCCGTATCTGTAAATGCAACGACGATAAATGCTTCATCGTTTATTTTATCAAATGGTGTAGATCTTGTCATTCTCTCTCAAACTGGCGGCACTACTTCGAACAATGCCTATGCTCAGGCAAACACTGCTCGCGGCACAGCCAATGATGCATATGCACAAGCGAATACTGCTCGCGGCACAGCCAATGATGCATATGCACAAGCGAATACTGCTTATGGTCAGGCAAATAATGGTTATGCTCAAGCGAATGCGGCTTATGGACAAGCCAATACTGCTCGTGGAACTGCTAATGACGCTTACGGTCAGGCAAATAGTGCACGCGACCAAGCCAATACTGCTCGAGCAACAGCAAATGATGCTTACGGTGCAGCAAACACTAAATTGTCGACTTCTGGTGGATCTATCAGCGGAGACTTGACAATTTCTGGTAATCTTGTTATTCAAGGTAATGCAACGACGATCAATGTCAGCAGCTTGTCAGTTAATGACTCTATAATTTTGTTGTCAGCAAATAGTACTGGTGACGCAGAGGATATTGGTTTTGTTGGACATTATGCTAATGGCGCGACAAATACTCACGCTGGTTTCTTCAGAAAAGCAACAGAAAATCAATTTTATGTCTTTGACAATTATGAAATTGAACCAACAAATAATGTCATTGATATTGCAAATAATAATTTTAGAGTTGGCAATGTTAGACTTGGAATTCTAAATGCGAATAGTGTTTTGTTGCTCGGCAATTCAGTTGCAACTCAAGCAAATCTAACACTTGCTCGCGATCAAGCGAACACTGCTCGCACCACAGCCAATGATGCATATGCTCAAGCAAATACCGCAAGAGATACTGCAAATGCTGCGTATGCGCAAGCAAATGCTGGTTACACTCAGGCAAATACTGGTTATGCTCAAGCGAATGCGGCTTATGGACAAGCCAACGCTGCTTACGGTCAAGCGAATGCAGCATATAGCACTGCGAATACAGCCAACACAACGGCAAATCTGGCATATGCTCAAGCAAATTCAAATTATCAACCTGCTGTAACTCGCCTTGATGTTACGAACAACGGCGCAAGTGCATATCGGTTTGATCAGTATGGTGCTGCTGTTGATAACCCATCACTTTATGTTCGTGCTGGCGAGACGATTGCATTTAATTTAAACAATGCTGGACACCCATTCGCGATTCGTGTTTCATCTGGTGGTTCAAACTATGACACTGGACTGACTCATGTTGCAACTGATGGAACAGTAAGCACTGGTTCTTCTGCTCAAGGCAAAGTTTCTGGCTCATTATACTGGAAAGTTCCTTATGAACTTGGTGGAAACACTTATGTTTATCAGTGCACTGTTCATAGTGGAATGGTTGGTAACATTGTACTTGAACCAAATGGAACAATCGCATATGCTCAAGCCAATACAGCGAGAAATCAGGCAAACACTGCCCGCACAACTGCTAATGATGCTTATGGTGCTGCTAACACTGCACAAACAACAGCACAAAATGCATATGGTCAAGCAAATACTGCTTATGGACAAGCGAATGACGCTTATGGTCAGGCAAACACTGCACGAACCCAAGCAAATACTGCTTATGGTCAAGCAAATGCAGCATATGCCCAAGCAAATTCTGCGTATGCTCAGGCAAATAATGCTTATGGTGCTGCTAACAATATTATTAGTGGCGCAACTTCTATTACATTGAAAGCATATAAAGATTTCTTGCAAGCCAATACGAATGTTAACGCTGCAAATACTTGCGACTTATCAGTATCAAATTACTTCCGCGCTGTGATGACAGCCAGTGCTCAATTTACCTTTATCAATGCTCCATCTTCTGGTACTGCTCAGCAATTCTCATTGTTGATTATGCAAAATGCTACAGGTGGCTACTCACCAACATTTGCGAATACAGTGTACTGGGCGGGTGGATCAATTCCTCCAGCAACGACTGCAGCAAATTCTCGTGACTTGTGGACCTTCATCACTTATGATGGTGGTTCAACATATTGGGGTACATTGACGATGAAGGATGCGCGATAAATAGATTAAATTATCTTTTGTGAGTTTGTTATGAAAATCCATGTACTGGTAAATCCTCGCAATCCAACAGGGTTGATGAATCGTGTGGACCCATTTGCTGTCCACGCATACAAATATATCAAACATTTATCGCCGCATTTCCATATGATTCATTATGGAGTTCCAGGCGCGCAAGTTGATTGCGAGCATATTGATATTCCAACATTACCAAAAGAAATAAAGCGATTCAATGAACTTGCTGGCGAAGAAATTCGCAAGAGAGCAAGCGATGGTGATTTGATTGTTTGTTTCTTTGGCGTTGACAATCAACTCGCATGTGAGATGAATCCAAACTGCAAACCAGTTGAACCTTCTATTGGATATAGAGCCAATGGCATCTTTGCGCCATATCGTGTGTTTACTTCATATGCAAATATGCATATGTTTTATGGCGAGCGCGGAATGCTCATGAGCCCTTCTTGGTTCGATGATGTAATTGGTAATCCATTTACAATCAGTGAATTTGAGTACAATGAAAAGAAAGACGATTACTTTTTATTTTTGGGTCGAGTATGCGAAGAGAAAGGTATTCATCTTGCAATTCAAGCAACAGAAAAGATGGGTAAAAAACTTATCATTGCTGGTCCTGGATCGCTCAAAGCATTGGGATATGAGAAAGTTCCAGATCATGTTGAGGTCTTTGGTGTTGCTGATGCAGAACAACGAAAACATCTATTAAAAAATGCAAAGGCATTGATTGGTTTGACGCATTATGTTGAGCCATTCGGCAATATGATCATTGAGGCTAATCTATCAGGCACTCCTGTAATTACAACTGATTGGGGTGCATTTCCAGAGATTGTTCTTGAGGGACAAACAGGATATCGTGTGCGAGATTTTAAATCCCTATTAACTGCAATTGAGAGTATTGATAAGATTGCTTCATTTGATTGTAGAGAATGGGGATTAAATTTCTCTGATGAGGAGATCCACGATCAACATCGTCGATATCTAGAAAAAGTTATAAAGAATAAATTCTATGAATAATCTTTTTATTGTCGGGTCATCGATTCAAACACGCAATGCGCCATTGACATATAGCCCTGTTCGCACAATCTTTTCTAGCGAAGAAAGATTTCGTCAAACAATCTTTACTGTCAATTCAATACAAGCTGCATTTCCAGAGGCAAAAATAGTTGTTGTTGATTCATCAGACATCTATAAAGAATATCAAGACACATTTCGCTTCTTTAAGAACACTGAGTTTATACCACTAAAAGAATTAGATCAAGAAGCATTTGAAATTGTTAATACGCATCCGAATAAAAGTTTATGCGAATCTTTGTTATTAAATACCTTCTATAAGAAGTTTAGAAAAGAAATAAAACAATATGATTATGTGATTAAAACTTGCGGAAGATACTTTTACTTTCATTTAAATGATGCGCTGTTTAATGTTGAAAATTTAAACAAATTATTTTTCAAACGACCGCTTAATTTCAACTGGGATGATTCTTGGAACTATTCATTTATTGATCGTCGAACAGAACAAAATAACAATCGCATACATCAATATTGCACGGTGTTATATGCATTCGGCGGCACTCAATTAGATAAAATGATTGATATAAATGAAGCAACAATTCATTTGCTAAATCAAGCCCCAATGAAACATTATGATATTGAAACTTTGTCATATTACTTTACTCGTCCATATGAAAAAGATGTTATTGAAACAGACTGGATAGTTTGCGGATGGGATGGGACTTCTGGTCGATTTATGTATTACTAGGTGAGTTATGAAAACAAATTTAATTGTTACTGACGATTTTTATCAAAACCCAGATGGTGTGCGAAGTTATGCATTGTCTCAACCATTTGAGGTGTCGGGAAATTATCCTGGAGTAAGAACAAAACCATATCTTCCAGACGATCTAAAAGATGCAATTCAAAAAATCATCTTTAATGTTGGAGGGCAGATCACCGATTGGATGGAATATTCTGGCTATACTGGAGCATTTCAAATTTGCACTGCGAAAGATCGCACTTGGATTCATGCTGATAGTTATAATTCTTGGGCTGCTGTGTGCTATCTAACACCGAATGCGCCTCTCTCTGCTGGAACTGCTCTGTATCGATATAAGGAAACGGGCGACTATTTCAGAGCAGATAACACTGCTCCTCATTTTGATGGCTATGACTATACAAAGTGGGATATGGTCGATTATGTTGCAAACAAATATAATCGAATCGTGATGTATCGCGGAAACCTTTATCATGCCTCATTGGACTATTTCGGAAACAATCTCGAAAACGGAAGATTATTTCAAACCTTCTTTTTCAACACAGAATACTAATGAAAATTTTACATGTGATATTTTCTTGCAATCGTTTGCAATACCTAACGAAGACTCTAGATTCTCTTAAGAATCTAGATTATGGAAATCATGAGGTTACTCGCCTTATCGTCGACGATTACCCAAGAACTCGAAATGACTCAATCTTTCAGTTGCTCGCGAAAACTCATAAAACACTTTTATGGTTGAACACCGAAAATAAAGGTTTATCAGTAACTTGGAGTAACTTTTTTGAATGGCTCAAAACGCAAGATTATGACTATATCATTCATCAAGAGGATGATGTTTTGATCACATCACCGATTCATATCGATGAATTATTAACAGTTCTCAACTCTGACGAGAAGATGGCATCAGTTGTTTTGCAAAGACAGCAATGGTATTTCCACGAAGAGCCACCGAAGATTGAGGAGACTGATACGAAAATTGAGAAGTTTTATTATAGTAAAAACACTAAAACATTTCCTATCATCTTTAGTTTGTATAGAAAATCAATCGTAGATTATCCATTCAGAGAGTATTGGGGGTTTAATATTAACGAAGGAATGATTATGGTATATCTTGATCACTTCCATCAGATGTATTCTGCTCAACTCAAGGGAACAAACGGGGAAAATTTAATCGAACACATTGGCGAAGAATCTATCGGAAAGAGAATTTTGCAGGGTGAACCGAACTGGGAAAAGTTTGCTCATATGGATCCAGACTTGGTGTATTCCTCTCGAGACGGGAAGTTGATAGAGAACTAAATATACAATAATTAGAGAGGTTCTATCTCAATGGCAAAACCAAGCACTCGACAAGAACTCAAGGATTACTGCCTCCGCAAACTTGGGTTTCCAGTAATCGATATTAATGTCGACGAAGATCAATTAGAAGATCGTATCGATGACGCGCTGCAGAAGTATCGCGACTTTCATTACGATGGCACTGAGACCACATATCTCGCTCACAAACTCACGAATGCAGATATCTTAAACAAGTATGTGCAGCTCGCCGATTCAATCGTTGGAGTTTCGAGAGTATTTCCATTTACTGGCTCTACTCAATCATCAACTTCATCTGCTGGATTTAACATCTTTGATATCAATTATCAACTTCGCCTCAACGATTTCTATAATTTAACAGCTTCCTCATATACTTACTATGTTATTGCTCGTGAACATCTGTCAATGTTAGACATGATCGTTACTGGAGAAATGCCATATACCTATAATAAAAAAACAAATAGAGTGCATGTGCAAACTGGCTGGAGTGGTAAGTTTATTCCTGGGAACTATATGTGTTTTCAAGCAAATCGCATAGTAGACCCAGAAGTTTATAGCAAAGTTTTTGATGACACTTGGTTAAAGAAGTATGCAACTGAGTTGTTTAAACAACAATGGGGAACAAACTTAAAGAAATACGGCAACTATGTTCTTCCTGGTGGACTCGTAATTAATGGGCAAACCATTTATGACGAAGCATCTGTTGCAATCGAAAAACTAGAGATCGATCTTCGAGATGTCTACGAAGAACCACCTCAAATGTTAGTGGGCTAAAATGGCAACATCTGTTTACTTCAACAATCAAAAGGCTACTGTTGAACAGCACCTTTTGGAAGATTTGATTATCGAATCAATCAAAAATCATGGAATAGATGTTTACTATATTCCAAGAGATTCTCAATCATCCATCGATGAACTCTTTGGTGATGATCCAGTCAAAACATTCTCACAAGCATTTAAGATTGAGATGTATCTTGAGTCATTCCAAGACTACGAAGGCAATAAAGAATTCTTCGGAAAGTTTGGTCTTGAGATTCAAGAAACTGCAAAACTATGCATGGCAAGAAGAACATTTGAAAGATATGTCACCTCTGCATCAAAAGTAACTAGCAATGTTCCGAAAGAAGGTGATCTAATTTATCTTCCTGTGCAATTTAAATTGATGGAAATTAAATTTGTTGAAGAAGAAAAGAACTTTTTCCAGTTAGGTAAAGATGCTCGAAACCCATATATGTATGGGTTAACTGTCGAAGCGTTCAAGTATAATGGCGAGTATTTGAATACAGGTATGTCAGAGATCGATCGCATTGCTGATAAACAGGCAATTGCTACAGACTATGTGGTATCCTCTGGCGGCACTGGAACTTACACACCAGAAGAGTGGGTATATCAAGGATCTTCTCTAGCCTCATCTACAGTTCGTGGTGTTGTGATAAATTGGGATAAGCCATCCTTGAAACTTAAACTTAGAAATATTCGTGGTGCGTTTGCAGCTAACACATTAATCATTGGCAATTCTAGCAATGCACGATATACTCTTGCAACTGCTTCTGATATGTTGAAGAATGCAAATGACGAGAGTATGCAAGATAATTTCCGTATTGAGACTGAAGCAGATAATATTCTAGACTTCAGCGAAGCCAACCCATTCGGTGAGCCATAATGTTTTCTAGTTCACACTTTTATCATAGAATTATCCGCAAAATGGTAGTGGCATTTGGTACACTATTCAATGACATTCGCCTTGTTCGTTATAATAGAGCAGGGACAATAGAAATTGAAAGAATTATTGTTCCCTTGCAATATGCCCAAAAAGAAAAATTCTATCAAAGAATTACTCAAGATCCTGAACTGACAAAAGAAGTTCAGCTAACTCTCCCAAGAATGAGTTTCGAGTTGACAAATGTTATATATGATCCTCTCAGAAAAAGAAACTTATTTTCTGAAAGTTTTTCTGCTGAGTCAGCAACAACTGTAAAAGCATTAAGAACAACTCCATATGATTTTGAATTCACATTAAACATCTATGTTCGAAATGCCGAAGATGGCACACAAATTGTTGAACAAATTCTTCCATTCTTTAATCCAGACTATACAATGACTATTGATTTTTTGGGACTTGCAGACCAAAAAACAGATATCCCATTTATTCTACAGAGTGTAAATCAAACAGTAGAAGATACAGGTGGAGCAGATCCTATTCGTATGATTACATGGTCATTAGTATTTGTTGCAAAAGGATATATGTACGGTCCGATTGTTTCTCGCGAAATTATTCGCAAGGTTACTGCAAATACATTCAATGGCATCTTCAATTCTGATAATCAAAGACTTATCACCGTATCAAATACTGGCGGTTCTGGAACATTCCAAACTGGCGAATTGGTATTTGAGGGAGAAAAACTTGACTCAGCAAATGTAACCGCATTTGTATACTCTTGGAATCCAACAAGTAATAATCTAGTTGTGACAGATGTTAATGGTATCATAAAGACAGGAAGATATATTACTGGTGTTGTTTCTAATGCATCATACAATATTGCGAGCTTTGGTACAAATGAGGTTCAACTTTCTAAATTGACTGTTCAACCAACTCCAAATACAGCAACACCAAATACTGCATTTGGATTTGACGAAACTGTGCAGGACTTCCCTGATATAACATGAGTGATACTGATAAAAATTTGGCTGAGATCTTGAACACAGATTATATTCCTGTAGTTCAAGAGGATAAGCCAATAACAATACATCAATCTGACGAAAATAATCCAGATGCAAACTATTCGCGGGCAAACTATTATAATCTCATTGAGAAAGGCAATGAAGCACTCGATGGTATTCTAGAAGTTGCAAAAGAATCTCAGCACCCAAGAGCATATGAAGTAGCAGCAAATATGATTAAGAATCTCTCTGATGTCACAGAGAAACTTATGATTTTGCAAAAGCAGCAAAAAGAATTGAACCCTCAAAAGGCAGAGCAGCAGGGACCAACTAATATTAATGTAGATAAAGCAGTGTTTGTAGGAAGCACTGCTGAACTATTGAAGCAACTAAAAAATGAATCAAATAACAGCTAAACTCAAACATTATCTTGGTAATCCTAAGTTAAAACGAGTTAATATGCCAATGCAACTTACGGAAGATCAGATCCGTGAGTTTATTCGTTGTTCAAAAGATCCCGTTTACTTTATTGAAAACTATGTCAAGATCATTACACTTGATAAAGGCTTTGTGCAGATTTCTTTATATCCATTTCAAAAGCAAGCAGTTCAAGACATCAATGATAATCGCCGAGTAATTGTAAAGGCAGGTCGTCAGGTTGGTAAGACCACGATGGTTGTCGGATATATCTTATGGTACATATTATTCAATGAAGATAAGTTTGTCGCGATTCTTGCTAACAAAGCACCAACAGCTCGTGAAATTTTAAATCGAATTAAAATTGCATACGAATCTTTACCTCTCTGGCTTCAGCAGGGTGTTCGTGTTTGGAACAAGGGCGACATTGAGTTAGAAAATAATTGTCGTATAATGGCTACTTCTACGGCATCTAGTGCAATTCGTGGTTACTCTATTTCACTACTATATCTTGATGAGTTCGCATTCGTTCCAAGTAATATTGCCGATGAATTCTTCACCTCTGTTTATCCAACTATCTCTTCTGGTACGCAATCTAAGATTCTAATTTCTTCCACACCAAATGGTATGAACCATTATTATAGAATGTGGACGGAGGCTGTTGAGGGTCAAAACGGATTTAAGCATATCGAAGCCAATTGGCGTCAAGTGCCAGGTCGTGATCAAGCATGGGCTGACGATCAAAGAAGAATACTCGGGGAAGAAAAGTTTCTTCAAGAAATGGAATGCGAGTTTATGGGTTCCGCTGGCACTCTGTTATCTGCTGCAGCTCTTAAATCTCTTGCATTTGTAAAACCGCAGCATGTCTCTGAAACTGGAATTAAGATATACGGGGCGCCAATTCCAGAGCATTCTTATGCGGTTATTGTCGATACCTCTCGTGGTCGAGGATTAGACTATTCTGCTTGTATAACGATTGATATTACACAAATCCCATACAGGCTCGTGGCGACCTATAAGGATAATAATATAAGTCCATTAGTTTATCCATCAATCATTAAACAGATTGCTGATTATTATAATCAGGCTCAGGTTCTTGTAGAAATTAATGACAATGGACAACAAATTGCTGATTCTCTTTTCGAAGACTATGAGTATGAGAATATTCTCTCTACAGTCGATCTAAAAGGGAAGATTGCCCTTACTTGGGGATATGGAAATAGATCTCAGCGTGGAATACGAACCACAAAGTCTGTTAAGAGACTCGGCTGTTCTATTCTTAAGAATTTAGTTGAAGGACAAAAAATTCTTATTCAAGATTTCGATGTGATCTCAGAACTCTCCACCTTTATTGCAAAGGGTGGCAGTTTTGAGGCTGAAGAAGGAAGTCACGACGACCTTGTAATGTGCCTTGTTTTGTTCTCGTGGATGACAAACCAGCAATTTTTTGCTGATATGACAAACACAAATATAAAGCAGAAACTGCACGAAGATCAATTGAGACAAATTGAAGAAGAGGCATTACCAACCTTCCTTGCAGGGCATGTGGATGTTGATAATCCAGATCGAAGATTTGTCGCCGATGGTGCTCTGTGGGATGTCATTGACCGTTAAAAAACCCAAAATACTAAATAACTCGTAAGTTTCTTTATCTCCAAGACAGGAGCAAAAACATGGCTTTTCAAGTATCTCCAGGCGTGAATGTATCCGAAATTGACGCAACAACAGTTGTCCCATCAGTTTCTACATCCACTGGCGCGATCGCTGGCGCGTTTCAGTGGGGTCCAATTGACCTTCTAAGACAGGTTGGTTCAGAAGATCAACTCGTTGAACTATATGGTAAACCAGATTCAACGACAGCTCTTACCTTCTTTACTGCTGCAAACTTCTTGTCATATAGCAACAGCTTGTTTGTTTCTCGTGCAGACGCCGAAACACTCAATAGTGCTCTTGCTCTTAATGTGGCATCAGGTTCGTTCACATCAAATGTGAAGGTAAGAAGCGAAGATCACTACTTCACCTCTTTCTTCACAGCAGCAAACTCAAATATTCTCTTTGCTGCTCGCTATCCTGGTGCTGTCGGTAACTCTCTAAAGGTTGCTGTTTGCGCTAACGCAAATGCTTCAGCATTCGCAACATGGACATATGCACCATTCTTTGATAGTGCTCCAGGAACTTCAACCTTTGTTGCTGCAAATCATAAGTCAGACGCAAATGATGAAATGCACATTGCGGTCATCGACGAAGATGGTTTGTTCACTGGAACACCAAACACGGTTATTGAAAGGTTTGCTAATGTCTCTAAGGCAACAAATGCCAAGGGTGAGACAGGTGAGAGTCTTTATTACCGCGATGTCCTTTATATCAACTCTCGTTACATCTATGCAATGGGTCCAAACAACTCAACTTGGGGTGTTGCGGCAAATGCAACTCATGCCTTCGCTGGTGAAAATCTAAACGGTGTCAGCTTCGTTCGTGGTACTGATGCAACACCAACAACTGGTAATGTGCAAACAGCATATGCTCAATTTGCTTCAACAGATAATGTTGATATCAGCCTTGTAATGGCTGGTTCAGCAGATGACACTCTTGCTGCAAATGTTGTTTCCCTAGCAGTTGGTCGTAGAGACTGCGTTGCCTTTGTATCACCAACGCTTGCAAATTGTCAAGCTGTTGATCCAGTAACTTCAATTGTCAACTTCCGTAACAATCTAACTTCAACATCATTCGCTATCATGGATAGCAACTGGAAGTATCAGTACGACAAGTACAACGATCTATATCGTTGGGTTCCATGTAATGGTGACCTTGCTGGTCTCTGCGCTCGTACTGATCAAGATCGTGATCCATGGTTCTCACCAGCTGGATTCAATCGTGGTCAGTTGAAGAATGTCGTAAAACTTGCATTTAATCCAAATCAAGTACAAAGAGACACTCTTTATAAGAACGGCGTAAACCCAGTTGTATCTTTCCCAGGAGAAGGCACTGTTCTCTTTGGCGATAAGACGCTACAAAGCAAGCCAAGCGCATTCGATCGCATTAATGTTCGTCGTCTCTTTATCGTTCTTGAGAAGGCAATTGCTCGTGCATCACGAGCCAGCCTCTTTGAGTTCAACGACGAATTTACTCGCGCTCAGTTCGTAAATCTTGTTGAACCATTCTTGAGATTAGTGCAGGGTCGTCGTGGCATCTATGACTTCCGTGTTGTTTGCGACGAAACAAACAATACACCAGAAGTTATTGATCGCAACGAATTTATTGGCGATATCTACATCAAGCCAGCCAAGTCAATCAACTTTATCCAGTTGAACTTCGTGGCTGTCCGCACTGGTGTTGCCTTCGATGAAATCGTTGGTCGCTTCTAATAAATAGAGTATAGGCTCAGGAGAAAACAATGCCATTTAATGTAAATCAATTTCGTACTCAGTTAAGTGGAGATGGCGCACGCCCGAATCTATTTGAAGTGCGACTTAATTTCCCAAGTTATGTGACTGGTCGCTCATCTGCGCAATTAAAGTCAACATTCATGGTTAAGACTGCACAGCTTCCAGGATCAACACTAGGTTCGGTTCCAGTAAACTACTTCGGTCGCGAAGTTAAAGTTGCTGGCAATCGCACTTTTGCTGATTGGACAGTAACAGTAATTAACGATGAAGACTTCATTATCCGCAATGCAATGGAAGCATGGGTTCGCGGAATCAACGATAATGTAACAAACCTTCGTGCTGCACTCACGACACAGCAATATGCTGCTGACGCTGAAGTGTTCCAATACTCAAAGGCTGGCGGTTCGCCAATCAAGAAGTATAAGTTCGTTGGTATGTTCCCAGTTGATATTGCTGCAATTGATCTCGATTGGGGTTCAAATGATGCAATCGAAGAATTCTCAGTTACTTTCCAGTACCAGTACTGGGAATCTGCGAATACTACGGTTGGTCGTTCAACAATACCTGGCGGATTATTCGCTTAATTATTGGTTTGAGGGGGGAGTTTATCTCCCCCCTTTCTATATGATGGAGATACAATGGCAATAAATCTATTCGGATTCGAAATCCTACGCAAAAAACCTGAAGTCCAACTTCAGCCTCAAGTTGCAACTCCAGTTAATGATGATGGTGCACTCACTGTCACAGCTGGTGGTTATTTCGGAACCTATCTTGATCTCGAAGCCAGTTTTAAAAACGAAAACGATTTAATTAGTCGTTATCGTGAAATGGCTATGCAGCCAGAACTAGAGGCTGCAATTGACGATGTCGTTAATGAAGCAATTGTGCATGATGTAACTGGCAAATCTGTCACTATTGTGCTCGACGATCTAGAACAACCAGAAAAAATCAAAGATATGATTCGCGAAGAATTCGATAATGTTCTTCGCATGCTTGACTTCTCAAATTCAGGTCAAGACATTTTTCGTCAATGGTATATTGACGGTCGCGTATTCTATCAAGTTTTGATTGACGAAAAGCAACCAAGACTCGGCATTCAAGAATTAGTTTATATCGATCCACGAAAAATTAAGAAAGTTCGTAGTGTCGTTAAAAAGAAAGATTCTAGAACAGGAATTGAAGTTGTACAAGGCGTACAAGAATTCTATGTGTTCAATGAAAAAGCAACCACTCAAGGGCAGAATATGGTTTCGTCAGCAGCCGATGCTGGTGTAAAGATTGCAACTGATGCAATTGTGAATGTCAATTCTGGTCTTATGGATGCCAAGAGACAACTCGTTCTATCGTACCTTCACAAAGCGATAAAGCCCCTCAACCAGCTCCGAATGGTTGAGGACGCTGTTGTTATCTATCGTTTAAGTCGTGCACCAGAAAGAAGAGTGTTCTATATTGATGTGGGTAATATGCCTAAAGTCAAATCAGAACAATATCTTCGCGACATTATGACCAAGTTTAGAAACAAGGTTGTATATGATTCAGCCACTGGCGAAGTCAAAGACGATCGCAAATTTATGTCAATGATGGAAGACTTTTGGATTCCTCGTCGCGGTGAAGGTAAGTCAACAGAAATCACAACTCTTCCAGCAGGTCAAAACCTTGGTGAGTTGGCTGATGTAAAATACTTTGAGCAAAAACTATATAAGTCATTGAATGTTCCTGCATCTCGCTTAGAGTCACAAACTGGATTTACTCTTGGTCGATCAACAGAAATTACAAGAGATGAATTGAAGTTTAGTAAGTTCATTGATCGTATTCGTGCTCGTTTCAGTACTCTGTTTGATGAGTTAATGGAACGACAATTAGCACTCAAGGGCATCTGCTCTGTTGATGAATGGAAAAAACTTAAAGAGACTATTCACTATGACTTCCTTAAAGACAATAACTTTATGGAACTCAAGGAAGCAGAATTGATGACTGCAAGACTACAACTCATGACACAGATTGATCCATATGTTGGGACATATTTTTCCAAGGCATGGGTCAAGAAGCATGTCTTACATTTTGATGAAGAAGGCATTGAAAGAATGGAGAAAGAGTTGGCAGAGGAACAAGCAATGGAGCCACCAGCTCCAACAATTGCTCCTGGTGTTGAGTCTGCTCCACAAAATACTACTGCTGCGCCACAAGCACAATCAGCAAATGGTATTGACCAAGCATTTAATGCTCAAATTACTAAATAATAATTGGAGATAATTATGGAAACGATCGATTTAGTTAATGCTGCTATTGCTGGTGATCAAGGAGCATTTAAAGCTGCTTTTGATTCTGCAATGGCTGCTCGTGTTACTGATGCATTAGAAGTAAAGAAAGTAGAAATTGCGTCTTCACTATTAACACCAGAAGTAGAAACAAATGAAATTGAAGGAATTGAGACAGAAGTTGACGGAAGCTCCGATGCAGTCGAAGCAGATGTCAGCGCAGCCTCCGCAGAATAAAAATGCTGGCGCTGAATTGCGCCAGAAATTAAATGCTGCCAAATCAACATTGGGAATTAAAGATCTCAATGTTAGCGCAGCTGCATCTGGTCACGAAAAAGTAATGAAGGCTGTTGAAAAAAATCCAAAAGTTCCATTCAATCAAATTTTAAATAAACTATCATCAAACGAAAGAAATAGTTATATTGCTGCAACTTCACAAGTTCCATCTGATGCATTAGGGTCAAATGTCCCGATGAATCGTTTTCGCCGTCAGTTGCAAGTATTAAAACCAGCTGCTTCAGCCAAAAAATCATTGATGAATTCATTTGATGTTTTTGACAAAGAACAAATTTGTGAAGCAACGCTCCGCGATGAGGTTAGCCCACCACCAATGCTTGTTCTTAAGAGAACAGGTATTCGCATTTTCCCTGATGGTCGTCGAGTTGCCATGTATGTTAATGACAAAATGGGATTAACATTCACAATTCCATACCGTCCAACAGGCACAAAAACAGATGATGCTACTGTTCCTGGATCAGTATCAGAGGAAATTATGGAAAGTTTAGATCAAGTTGCTGCATTTGCGCAACAAGATAATGTAACATCAAACGCAAAGCATATGAAGTTTGCTGATGGTTCTAAACTTAAAGTCAGTCATGGTGCAGCAAAAGCCATTCATATGGTTCATGGCGCATTGAATGACGAGAACAAAAAGAAATTTGCTGATATGCTCACAACTCCAAAGGGATTTGAGAAAGCTGCTCATTTTGCATTGAGCAAAGTAAAATTCTCTATTGGTGACAAATGAGTTTAGTATCAGAAATTGTAAGAGAAATTATTGCTGAAGCCAATATTCAAAAAATTGGTCGCAAAAAACTTATCCGCGCTCGTATTCGCGGCGGTAAAGTTCAAAGACGAAAAGTTTTTTCTGCAGTAAAAGGCTTTACAATTCGTGGTGGTAAACTAGTTCGTATGAAGCCACAAGAGCGTTTACGCAGAAAGATGGCTGCGCGCAGAGCAAAAGTAAAGCGCAAAGCAAAGATGGCTCGAGCACTTATAAAAAGAAAAAGATCTCTCATGAAGAGAAAAGCATTGGGGATACGTTAATGAAATTAATCACAGAAACAATTGAATCTGTAAAGATGATCACCGAAGAAAAGAATGGTGTGAAAACACTCTTCATTCAAGGTCCATTCCTCGTTGCAGAAGCAAAAAACCGTAACGGTCGTATGTATAAGACAGATACTCTTGCAAAAGAAGTAGATCGCTACAACGAAGAATATGTTTCTAAGAATCGCGCATTCGGTGAATTAGGTCATCCTGATTCTCCATCAATCAATCTAGACCGAGTATCACACTTGATCACTTCACTCAAGCAGGAAGGTAATCAGTGGATCGGTAAGGCAAAAATTCTTGAAACACCAATGGGTAAGATCGCCAAGTCCTTAATGGAAGGTGGTGCTACTCTTGGTGTATCATCACGAGGCATGGGTTCACTTAAAGAAGTGAATGGTGTCAATGTGGTTCAAGATGACTATTATCTAGCCACAGCGGCTGATATTGTAGCGGATCCATCCGCACCAGGAGCTTTTGTTCAAGGTATTATGGAAGGCAAAGAGTGGGTTTGGGATAATGGCATTGTAAAAGAAATTAATGTCAATGCTTATTATAATCAAATCAAGAATGCAAAACAGAAGCAAATTGACGAGATCTCCTTAAAAATATTCGAGAACTTCTTGTCAAAACTTTAAAATTTATAAATAATATTACTTCTTCAGGAGTTTAAAACAATGAGTAAGACATTATCAGAATCCGCTGCAGAAATTCTAAACGCATCAATGAATGCTCAAAAAGACGCAGCAGCAAAACTACCAGGCGAGATGGATGATCTCGGTGGTTCAACAAAAGAAAAGCCAGAAGGCGACGATGTTGGTAAGAAAACTGCAGCTGGTGTTGGTGAAGCACCAAAGCCTGGCAACTCAACAGTTGCTGGCGATAAGAAAATGGGCTCAGTAAAATCAGCAAATATCGCAAAGCCAGTTGTTGGTAGCGTCCAACCTGGACTTGGTGAAGAGACAGAATCCTCTGAAGAAGAAGAAGTCATTGCTGAGGTCCCTTCCGTAGAGTCGGATGATCTACCTGTCTTCGAAGCCAAGAAAGAAGAAAAGGAAGAAGAGGAAGAGGAAGAAGAAGACGAAGAAGATGAGAAGGCAATGAAAGAAGCCTTCAAGAACGACATGAAGAAAAAGCATGCCAAGTCAATGGCAGAAGATGTCGACGCTCTCTTCAATGGCGAATCACTCTCTGAAGAGTTCCGCACAAAAGCCACAACAATCTTCGAAGCAGCAGTTAACTCACGAGTTGATGCTATCCTAGAAGATATGATGACAGAAAATGATGCAGTTCTTGCAGAAGCTGTCGAAGAACTCAAGAATCAGATGTCAACACAAGTCGATGAATATCTAAACTATGTTGTTGAACAATGGGTTGAGGACAATCAAGTTGCAATCGAAGCAGGTCTTCGTGCAGAACTCGTTGACGATTTTATTGGTGGTCTAAAGAATCTATTCGCAGAACACTATATCGAAATCCCAGACGAGAAGGTTGATGTAGCGCAAGAGCTCGCAAATCGCGTCGCAGAACTCGAAGAATCAACAGTTAAGACAACAGAAGAAGCATCAGAGATTATTGCTTCTCTAACAGAACAACTCAATGCTGCAAAGAAGAACGAAGCAATTCGTAAGATCTGCGAAGGTCTAACTGAAGTGCAGATTGAGAAAATGAAATCGCTCGCAGAGGGCGTGGAGTTCACCACAGAAGGTGAGTTTGATAATAAGCTCGCAACTATTCGCGAGAACTACTTCCCAAGTAAGACCAATGTGAAGAGTGAGGTAAAGGCACTTCAAGAAACAGCTGTTGAAGAGCCAGAAGTAGCAGAAATTCATGGTATGATGAAACATTATGTTAATGCAATCGCAAAAACGGCTCCAAAAGCCTAATTAACTCATCTTTTTTACGGAGAGAATAAAAATGTATCTTAATGAAACATATGTAAAGAAGTGGGCTCCAGTTCTAGATCACGGCGATCTACCAAAAGTTACTGACCCATACAAGCGTGCAGTTACTGCACTCGTTCTTGAAAACCAAGAGCGCGCCCTCATGGAAGAATCACGCTCAATGCAGAACCTCTGGGAAGCAGGTTCAGTTGCAGGCGGTGGTCTACCAAACAACATCGGTGGTGGTTCATCACCTGTTAATGGTAGCGAAGGCGCAATCAAGGGCTTCGACCCAATTCTAATCGGATTGGTCCGTCGTGCACTACCAAACCTAATGGCTTATGACATCTGCGGCGTTCAGCCAATGACAGGTCCAACAGGCTTGATCTTCGCAATGCGTTCAACATACGCATCTGCAACAGCTCGTGCTGGCGAAGCTCTTTACCTAGAAGCCAACACTGGTCACTCAGGTAATGCTGCAACAGGCACACAGTCAACATTGGCTGTCAACCCTGGTAATGCTAACGCATCAATCTTCGGTCTTGATAACACTGGTCCTGGCTTCTCAACAGCCTTCGGTGAATCAGCAAACCTAGCACAGATGGGCTTCCAGATCGACCGTGTTGCTGTAACAGCAAACACTCGTGGTCTACAAGCATCCTACACACTAGAGTTGGCACAAGACCTCAAGGCAATTCACGGTCTCGATGCAGAAACAGAATTGACAAATATCTTGTCAACAGAAATTCTCGCAGAAATCAACCGCGAAGTCGTTCGTACTGTTTATGCAACTGCTAACGCAGGTATCACAAACAATGCAACAGGTAATGTCTTCAACCTATCTTCCTCAAGCGACACAAGCGGTCGTTGGCAGGTTGAGAAGTACAAGTCACTCTTGTTCGCAATCGAAAGAGCAGCCAATAAGATTGCCAAGGACACTCGTCGCGGCAAGGGCAACCTAGTAATCGTCTCAACAGATGTTGCTTCAGCCCTCGCAATGACTGGTCTTCTTGACTACAACTCAGCACTAACAGGTCAAACAAACCTAACAGTTGACGACACAGGCAATACCTTCGCTGGTACATTGTTCGGTCGCATCAAGGTTTATGTTGATCCATATTCTGTTTCTGGTACAGACTATGTCGTAGTAGGATACAAGGGAACCAACGCTTATGACGCTGGTCTCTTCTACTGCCCATATGTTCCACTCCAGATGGTCCGTGCTATCGATCCACAAACCTACCAGCCAAAGG